GCCTTTCAGCTTATTATTCCTTATACTTCTTATAATATAATGAATATTTATCAAAGAAGCAACTATTATATGCTAATAAATGCAAAAATTAGACCCTAAAAAACTCTTCAATATATTCAATGCCTCCGACGAGGCAATATATGAGGAACATAACATACAACATCTCTTTCAAAACCCTTACGTTTTGATGGGCATGGTGGTGAGGGGCCTTGAGAACTACTCTATCATCGATGGAATGTACATGATGCGATATAAGGAAGAGTATGAAACTGTAAGAGAAACCGTAAAAGAACAATTCTATGACCGTCTTTACGGGTATCTTCTTAAGATCGACTTCCAAAAATTTGAAAACATCTACGTCATTACCGAAGAATATGATAAGATGGGAGTATTCCAAGCCCTCGACCACCTCCTTTACTACTACCAAGATAAAGAAATGTATGAAAGATGTGCCGTCATTAAATCTTTTGAGGATCTATTGAGAGGTACCATCGTATCACCTACCTACGACTATAATGTTGAGTCGCTATTGGAAGAGATGAAGTTAAAAACACTGTAAAATTATAAAATTTTCGGGTCGAAATGCGCGCGATGCGCGTGGGGCCTTCGGCCTAATCGGGATTCTCTGCTGCTCCCCCTTAACTCCTTCATTTTCATATAAAAATCTTGTGAAATCTACTAAAAAAAGTTGCTAGTCTGCGGAAAAATCCGTAATTTAAGGTATAAACTATTAAAATAACAATTATGAAATTAAATCTTGATGAATTAAATGAAATTATCTATGCTCTAGGCGTTTCTGAGTATAAAGGTATGTTTGTGAATAAGGATGTAAACTTATCTGCTGGAGAAAAAATAAGACAAATGGCATCCGAGCTTATTAAAGAGCATGAATCTATTCGCCGTACTACCGAACATACGGAAGTTAGTAAGGAAATTGAACAATTAACAAAAGCTACTACTAAAACTATCACTCCAATTACCGATACCGGTTCAGAAGTTGCCGATTTTCTTATTGCAGCAGCGGCAGAAATACCAGAACCAGAAGAATCTACAGAAGAAGTAGTGGAGACGGTTAAAAAAGCTAAGTTTCCAGGTGCAAAGAAAAGTAATTTAATGGATCCGGAAAAATAATTTACTAAATAGTGGCTTTTCTGCGTTTTTTTATATATCTTCGATAATATATAAGATATTAGATATAATATAAAGATATTAAATAGAATATATAAAATATTAAATATATAGATATATAAAGATATATAGATATAAATTAAAGGAATCCTATAAATAAAAATCAAGTTATGTTAAGTGCCGAACAAATCCAATCAAATTGGGAAAAACACATTAAGATTATTAACCATTATATTGGTGATGATCGTAAGAACCAAGTTTTAACTTTAGTAGAATCATTATCCGATCATATGGTAATGGCTCCTGCTAGTAGTAAGTCTTGGTATCATAATGCTTTTCCGGGTGGTTATATTGACCATGTTAATAGAGTTGTACAATGTGCTATAAAACAAAAAGAATTATGGCAATCAATGGGAGCATCTATTGACTTTACCGATGAAGAGTTAGTTATGGCGGCACTCTTTCATGACTTAGGTAAAATAGGTGACGGTGAGGTAGATTGCTATGTTCCTCAAACAGATAAGTGGAGACAAGATAAGTTACATGAAATGTATACTCCTAATCCTGAAATTGCTTTTATGCTTATACCTGACCGTTCTCTTTTTATCTTACAGAAATACGGAGTTAAGTTATCCAATAATGAATACTTAGGTATTAGACTTCATGATGGAGTATTTGATAAAGCTAACGAAGCTTACTTCTTTAGTCATAATCCAGACTCTCGAATGAGAACTAACATTGTCAATATTTTACATTCAGCAGACTTTATGGCTTCTAAAGTAGAATATGATTTATGGAAGAATAAAGGAGGTAGTACAGAACCTAAAGTTCAGAAAGCTAAAGCTACTACAGGCCGTCCAGTAAATTCATCAGAAGGTCTTTCAAACTTAATTAAAAATTTATAATATGATTTGGATTATAGGATTATTAGGATTACTTTTAATTGTATCGATGTTTGCAATATACAACCTACTTGTAAAAGTAGAGAAGTATGAAGATGTCGTACAAGACCAGGTCCAGTACCTTAACAACATTTCAGCAACTATAGCTGAAGCAAAAATGCACCTACAAAAGTTAGACGAAAACGGAACATTTCAGTCAGACGATGAGGTCGGTTATTTCTTTAAACAATTACAAAACGTACAAGAAGAGCTAAACCGATACATGCTCCCGACTAATTATGGCAAGAACCAAAGCTAAGAGTAACTACTTTACAAAAGAGACAGAAGAGTATATAGTTATTTACAATAATTCAACAGACCCAGTTCTTAGAGCTAGGGTCTTTACTGATCATATATACATGCCATTTTATAAATTGGCAGAGAATATAATTCATACTTTTAAATTTTACTACACCGACGTAGAACATATTGAAGATCTCAAACATGAGATCGTTTCTGTTTTATTAGAAGAGAAGATTATGAAATTTGACCCTACCAATGGAGCAAAGGCATATTCTTATTTCGGTACAATTGTAAAGAGGTGGTTAATTAACTACAACAATAAAAACTATAAAAAGTTAAAACAAGTTGGCTCATTCTCAGATGTAGAAGAGTCTTACGAACCAGACTTAGAAGTTGACGGACAGTTTAAGATGTCCTTATCTGCATTTTTAGATACATGGATTGAAGAGATGTATGAGAAGGTAGATGAATTCTTTCCTAAAGAACAAGAAGCTAAAATAGCAGATGCAGTACTAACTATTTTTAAAACTAGACATGATCTAGATATATTCAAGAAGAAAGCGCTCTATATTTATATTCGAGAGATGACTGACTGCGAAACCCCTCACCTAACTAGAGTAATCTCTAAACTAAAATCAGAATTCTATAACAAGTATTTCGAGTATAGTGAAAACGGTCTAGTAGTCAATATTCTTGACTAACCTATTTATTATTAAAAAAGTATGAGTTTAGATAAGAAAATTTTTGGAGAAACCTCTCTTGCTGATTTATTTCAAGAGATACATACTAATTCTAAATCTACCCGTTCACAAGTTACTGCTTTGATTGCAGAATTGAAACCTTTAATTGAAAGCATAGGTGATGCTACATTAGTAGTTCCTATGATAAAAGAATATATGGAGATTGGCGTTAAGAATGATGAAGCTTTAATTAAACTAGCTACAATCATCCAGCGAATCGAATCAGGACAATCTAAAGGCGGAGATGAATTCGATCTATCAGAATTAGCTGACTTATTACAAGAGGCTGAGACTATGAATAAAGAAGTAAACGAAACGGATAATGGCGACCAGTAGAAGCGGAACAGGCGTAGGAGCATCAAGTGGCGGCAGCGGAGGCAGCTCCAATAGTGGTGTATTTTATGGCCGTGTTCTTGATATCATCCTAGATAATAAGCACCCTCGTTATAAAGAAATGGGAGGTGCTTTAGCTATTAATGGATGTTTCTATGCTAGTATAAGCAGTGGTGCAGATAGAGATCCAGATGAAACACCGGAAGTACCTTTTGCATACCAGGGAGATGCTAGGTATAAGGATATTCCTATATTAGGAGAGATTATCGCTATCGAATCTAGCCCTTCCGCTACAAATGAAGCAGGTAAAGGTAATAGAAAAGCCTGGACTCGAATAATAAATGTTTGGAACGCTCCAGAACATAACGCTTCACCTAATACCAGGAACCCAAATTTTGCTAAAACATTATTCGGTAAAGGGTTTAAAGAGAGTGGTAGAATAAACCCCCTTATTAACTACCCTGGAGATGTTATGTTACAAGGCCGTCAAGGTCAATCTATCAGATTTACAGGTAGCCAACACGTAAATAACCCTCTTACTAATTCTAAGAATAACGGACAGCCTTTAATATTAATAGCTAATGGGCAGATTACTGCTCCAAACGGCTTTGAAGGTGTTATAGAAGATGTAAATAAGAACTTCGGTTCACTGTATTTTACAGGATTTCATCAAATACCTCTACAGCAAGCTAATACAAGAAGACTCTCTTACAATAAAGTACCTGAAACAGCTAATGCTTATAATAAACCACAAGTAATATTAAACAGTGGACGGTTATTTTTAAATGCAAAAGAAGAATCTATCTTATTATCCGCAGCCGTTTCTGTAGGACTTAATGGTAAATCTGTAAATATAGATGCAGATGATTACGTTTGTATTGATTCTAAGAAGATATTCTTAGGAGAGAAAGCAAGAACTGCAGTAGAGTATAGTGCACAACCGGTATTACTTGGTAAAAATACCGTAGATCTTTTAGAAGATTTTATAAAAGCGGTAGAAAGCTTTGCTAACTTCTTAGTAACTCCTTCCGGATTACAAGCA